AATCGCCGCCCCAAGAAACAGGCCATGACGAGGACTATCAAGTAAATGTCCGATTCGGAACCAGTCCGCAAAGAGCCGGCAGCCGGGGATGAAGAACTCCTGCGCGATATACGGGAGGACTACACCTACTTCCGCGACTTCTGGCGCGAGAACCACGAGGAAGCCAAGATAGACCTGAAGTTCATCTCCGGTGACCCCTGGGATAAGGATGCAAGACAGGAGCGTGAGGACAATAACCGCCCCGTGTTGTCGCCTGACGAGCTGAGTCAATACCAGAACGCCACCATCAACAATCTTCGCCAGAACAAGCGGGCGATTAAGGTCAATCCACTTGGATCGGGTGCGACCGATAAGGACGCCGGGCATAGGGCTGCAATCATTCGCGGGATTGAGTACAAGTCAAACGCGCAGAGTGCCTATACGAACGCTTTTGAGAATGAGATCAACTGCGGATTCGGATTCTTTCGAGTTACGACCAAAACGATCAAAGGCGGCGATGGTGACGTAGAGCCACGCATCAAGCAGATTGACAATCCCTTGTCTGTACTGCTCGACCCCAATGCGCGCGAAGCTGATTTCTCCGATCAGAAACGCTGCTTTGTGATGGACGTGATGCGCAAGCGGGACTTCGAGAAGAAATATCCGAAGGCTGAGAAGCGAAGTTTCAGCGCAGAGGACATGACGACTGCACCCGATTGGTTCCAGGCTGAGAACATCCTCATCGCTGAGTACTGGCGCATCGACGATTATGATGAGGACGGCAACGGCGGCAAGGTCACACAGTACATCACCAACGGGCTTGAGATTCTCGAACGGACGCCGTGGCCTGGGTCGTGGATTCCGATTATTGCGGCACTGGGCAAGAAGGTTTACAAGCCTGTTGGAAGTGGGATGAAGCTGTTTTACTACTCGCAGATTAGGCTTGCCCGTGGGCCGCAGATGATGCTTGCATACATCGCATCGCAAGAGGCTGAGGAGTTCGGCATGGCACCCCGCGCTCCCTTTGTGGGATACGTTGGGCAGTTCGAGACGGATGCAGATGCATGGGGGACCGTGAATAAGGTTCCACGCGCTTTTCTTCAGGTCGACCCGACAGTTGACGCATCTTCTGGGCAAATCCTTCCTCTGCCCACGCGCCCGTCGTTCATCCCCAACGCTCAAGCCTACGAGATCAGCAAGGAAAGCTGGCGTCGGGCCGTGCAGGCTTCGATGGGCATCACTCCATTACCAACTGCGGCGCAGCGGCAGAATGAGAAGTCTGGAGTCGCGCTAGACAAGATTCAGTCTCAGCAGGCAATTGGATCGTTCCATTTCACTGACAACTTCGACCGGGCTATTGAGAACGCGGGGCGGCAGTTGAATGAGTTGATTACAAATGTGATGGACACTCCCCGACAAGTGGGAGTGAGGCACCCCGACGAATCACATGACCGCCTGCATATTGTCCCTCAAGGTTCTTCGATGCCGCAACCGGAACCCGGCCAGCAACCCATCAGTGAAGATGATGTATTCGATCCAACAAAAGGTGACTTTGACGTAACTATTTCGACCGGAATGAGCTATCAGAGTCAACGGGAAGAGGCGAGTCAGTTTGTCGATACGCTTATTTCTGAGATGGCGAATCTGCCCATCCCCCCGCAGGCCAAAGCTACATTGCTAGCGCGGGCTATTAGCCTCAAGGACATTGGCCCGATTGGTGATGAGATGGCCAAGATCATCGACCCGCAAGGAGATGGGGAACCTGTACCACCCCAAGCGCAGCAGATGATCGCGCAGTTGCAGGAGCAGTTGAAGGCCATCAACGCGGCTGCGCAGCAGTATGAGGGGCAGATTCAGCAGATGACGGCAGAGAAGCAGGCGAAGATAGTTGAGCAGCAAGGCAAACTCGCCCAGATCGCTGCGCAGTCTCAGGCCGACATGGCGCTTGAGGACAAAAAGCTGCTCGCCCAACTTACTATTGCGGAAATTAACACTAAGGCGCAGAATGCGGCAGATAGGGAATCCGACCGCACAGCGCTAGAGGCTCAGTTCCACGACCAGGCGCACGATGTAGCGATGCAGGCGCAGGGAGCGCAACAGCAGCAACAGATTCAAGCACAGCAGGCGCAGAACGCTCAGGGTATGCAATCGCAGCAGGCCGAAACGCAGAGCCAACAGAGCGCCCAGGACGCGCAGCAATCGCAGGATGCACAAGCTCAGCAGCAACAATCCGCTAGCCCGGCGCAAGGGCAGGAGTAATATAAATGGCAGATGCGACGGCAATACTGGAATCGTCACCCGAAGTGGATGTATCACGTGGCCCACTCGTCAATTTGACGCATGAGCAGCGCACAGAATTTCGCGCCACGGGCAAACTGCCCAAGACACAAACCAAGCCGAAAACTGAGAAAGCGGCACCCTCATCCGAGACCCCCAAGGTCGAAAGCGCAGGCGAAGCGGAAACGCCAGACAAGCAGGAGCATGTCGAACGCAAGCCCAAGCAGACAGCGGCAGAACGCATTGCCGAACTGAAAGCAACCATCGCAAAGATTGAAAAGGGCGCAGGAATTAAGACGGAAGCGGAATCGTCACCCGCAAAGCCCGAAGCCAAGCCGCAAGTTGTGGAACCGCAGTATACGCGCCCGAAGCCAAAGCCCGAAGGCAACGGCCCCGATGGAAAGCCTTATGCAACCTATGAGGATTACATTGAGGATTTGTCCGACTGGAAAGGTGAACAGCGCGATGCAAAGAACCAGCGGGAATCCAAGCAACAGGCTCAGGCAAAAGAATTCAATGCGAAGGTGGAAGAGGCCCGTACTCGATATGAAAACTTTGATGAAGTGGTGCAGCCAACCGCTACTGCAATCAACATGGACGCTGGGATTTCACCTGTAATCAAGGAGTTACTCAGCGAATCGGATGTGTTGCCGGACATTCTCTTCACCCTCGGAAGCGATCCCGCAGAACTTGCGAAGTTCGTCAAGATGGCGCGAGAGACACCCGGCAAAGCGCTTCGATACATTGCATTGACGGAAAGCCTCATCACCGAAGAACTGGAAGGCAAAGCAACGCCCAAGGTCGAAGAAGCTCCTGCCAAACCGAAAACCCATGCACCGAGACCACCCTCTGAGGTAGGCGGTAAAGCCGCTGCACCTCCTGACGCGCTGGAATCGGCTGCAAAGGCGAATGACTTCCGCAGCTTTAAGGCTGAAGCCACGCGCCGCGCACTAGCCAAGATGAAGGGCTAGAAAGGTTTTTCAGATGGCGAATCAATTTCTCGACCCCAACTGGGTTTCGATGACGATTCTGTGGATTTTGCAGAATTCTCTCGAAGTCGCCAGCGTTTTCAACACAGAATGGGAGTCTGAATTCGGAAAGAACTTCCCTGTCGGATCGTCCGTGCAGGTGAAACTCCCCCAGCGTTGGCTTGTGACGAATGGCCTCGGCTATCAGCCGCAGGGCATTGCTCGCTTGGCAACTACCATCAACCTAGATCAGATATTCGGCATCCACTTTGAATGGGACTCTTATGAGCGCCTCGTCAAGATGGAGCGTTCGCAGGATGAGTTGGAAGAGCAGTACCTGAAGCCCGCCGCAGTCCAGTTGGCTCAGGAGTGCGATTCTCGCGCTGCCAAGTTCGCCTATCAGAATGCTTCGGGTGTTGTCGGCGTACTCGGCACCAATTCCAGCACGATTGACTTCGCGGCTGCGGCTGACGAGTACCTGTATGAGAAGTCCTGCCCGAAGGGGATCAGGCATCTCATCGTGTCTCCGTCGCAGATGCGCAGCTACGTTGTGCCGAACGTGACGCAGTTCAACCCGGCACCTGAAATCTCCCGCATGTTCCGCACCGGCGTTCTTGGTACGGCGGTTGGATGGGAGTGGTATCGGTCGAACTCGCTCTATAAGCACACGGCAGGTACGGCTGCAATGAGTGGCGTGACCATCACTGGGTCAAACCAGTCTGGCAACGTCCTCAGCGTAACCGGAACCAGCACCCAGACGATCAAGCAGGGGGATAAGTTCTCCATCCTGAACGTCAATGGCGTCAACCCCAGCACTCGGCGTGCGATCACTTCGACTCAGACCTTTACTGTTCTGACCGACGTGACCCTGACTGGCGGGACTGACACCATCAACATCTCCCCGGCGATCTATGGCCCCGGTTCGCAGTATCAGAATGTGGACGCTTTGCCAGTCGATACGGCTGCTTTCACTTTCTGGCCCGGAACCACATCGCCGAGCGGCAAGTCTGGCACCATCGGCCTCGGCCTCTCGAAGTTTGCTTTCGCCATGTCGGGCGGCAAGCTGGAAGTACCGAAGGCTGTGGAACGCGCAGAGCAGACCGAAGATCCGGACACGGGTATTGCGGTTCGCTTCGTCCGTGCATGGGATCAGCGTGAGTCGAAGATGACGAATCGCTTTGACATGTGCCTTGGTTTCGGGAATCTCTACAATGACCAGGGAGCAGTTGCCCTGGCAGGAGCGTAAATCATGGCTACTGGTGGCCCCAACAACACGTCGCCCTCGTACCCCGTCGTTGACTTTGTGCCGCAGAAGAGCTATCCGAGCTTCTCGTCTCTCGTCAATCAGCCCATCATCATCACCTCCAACCTCGCATCGGCGGCTTCTTTCACGGCTGCTCAAGTGCTGGGTGGATTCATCACCTCCAGCAACGCTGCGGCTCAGACGTTGACGCTTCCGACTGCGGCTTTGCTTGTGCCGGCAATCGAAGGCGGTCAGGTCAACTCGTCTATCCGCTTCTTTGTGCAGGCCACAACTGGCACGTCTACTGTCGCGGTAGGCACTGGCGGAACCTTCGCCGCTGGCGCGACGGCAACTGTTGCGGCAGGCAGTCTCCGGGAGCTTCTCCTGGTGATTACGGCGGTCGGAGATTCGCCGGCCTACACCGTCTACAGCCTCGGCACTTCCGTCTACTAACCCAATGGGGGTGCTTTCATAGGCCCCCAGATTTTCAGGAGAATCCATGCCATACGAAATCGACCAAGAGGCACTCGACAGCCCCAATTTGAAGATTCTGGACATCAACAAGCCCCCGGTTAAGTCGGTTGCTTATCAGCCATTCCCAAAGATGGTTTACCTCCATCCGAAGGACAAGTCGAAGGAGCATCGCGGCAAGGTTGTGCAGGATGCCGATGAGCTTGAGGCTGCTTTGGCGCAGGGCTACAAACTCAAGCCGCACGTCCCGGTTGCTCCGGTCGAAGATCTGAGTGAGAATTTTGAGGCCGAGATACCTGAGTTGCGTCGTGGGCCTGGCCGTCCACCGAAGGCATCCGAGGCTGCATAATGCCGCTCGTCATAACAGACCAAAACGGGAACCAATACTCGCTAACCGTCAATTCCGCGGATGGCTCGCTAGTCACTGCGCCGATTGTTCCGGTCACTCCATCGACCGGCAACAATAGCATAACGGTAACAGCGCTGGCCATCATCAACGCTGCGGGGCAAGAAATCGGCGCACTGGCAAGCGGTGAGCAGTTCTCTTCCGACGATCAGGCGTGGGTATTGCAGAAGATGCAGCGCCTGATTGATCGTTACAACGCCCGCGCACCGATGGTCTATAACGTGAATTTCAGCCTGTTCAATCTTCCCGCTGGGCCAAACCCCGTGACCATCGGGCCGGGGGCTACATTTGACGTGGGGCAGCGTCCCGTGAGCATCCCCTCCATTGGACTGATCCTTGCGGGTACCCCATCCGTTGAAATCCCACTGAATTGCCGCGATCAGGACTGGTGGGCAAACAACCGCATCAAAGGGCTGACTTCCACCTTGCCGACTGATTACTACTATTCTCCAGATTGGCAGAATGGGGGGATTTACTTCTGGCCGGAGCCAACAGCAAGCTATCAGGTGCGGGTGCAAAGTCGCCTTGTGCTGGGACAGTACACCGGCTATGCGGATTCGTTCACAATGCCCCCTGCCTATTGGGATTTGATCGTTTACGAACTGGCAATCAGTCTCTGCCCTGGATTCCATACGTCGGCAAGCTCCGAACTCATCGCGGGGTACAAAGCTGCGAACAAGGCGGTTCAGGTCAACAATATCTCCTCTCCTCGGCTCGCCAGCGATTCGCCTTCGCAGGGTAGCGGCAGTGGACGTCCTGATTTTAACTTTCTGACGGGATTGAGCCGATGATTCGTGTGCGGGTAGGAGTCACGCCAAGGGCGCAGCCATTCGATGAGTCCATGGACTCGCTGTATGCAGCCATTCGAGCAGCGGAAGCGGCTGGATTTGAAATCGCGCTGGAGAAGATACGCGGCGGGGCACCTGGCTTCCAGAACTGGGGGCCGCTGCTGCACAATACCCTAGAATCCGGCGCAACACATCTATTCCTCGCTGCGGATGATGCTCTCTATCCCACTGACTGCATTGTTCGACTCGTAAATGCGGACAAGGACGTGATTGCAGGAATCTACCGCAAAAACATACTCAAGGAAATCCAACCTGCAACACATGGCGACGGAACGGCTGATACATTCATCAAGAGGCTAAAGGCTGGCGGTCTGTACGAGACACAGTTTTCCTCTTGTCACAGTATGACCGTCAAGCGGCATGTCATCGAGAAGATGATTGCAGACTACCCGGAACTGGCATACAAGCACAACGACCTGACGTATTATGCTCTAGCACTTCCGATGATCCGCAATGGACTATGCTTTCAGGATGATTGGGCGTTTTCACTCCGTGCGCGTCAGAGTGGTTTTACTCTGTGGGACGATTATGGATGCAAGCTCAAGCACTTCTGCTTTGACTTCCTTGGGTTCGAGGCTCTGGAGGCTACGCTGTGAGTAAGTTTAACATGATCGGAGCTTCGTATGCGGCAAGTTCTACAGCCGTGGCGGACGAAGAGACGATCAACTGGTATCCCGAATCAATCGAATCGAAGGGAGCACAGACCGAGGCATCATTCTTTGGGACGCCGGGGCTGCTGACATTCTGCACGTTCGCTAACGGGCCGGTTCGCGGTATCGGATGGACTGGGAATCGCCTGTTTGTTGCATCTGGCGACACGCTGTATGAAGTATTTGCCGATGGGACTTCAACGGCTATCGGGCCGGGAGCATTAGACGCCTTTGGTGGGCCTGTTTCAATCGTGGCAAGTAATATCCAGTTGCTTGTGACGGCTGGGGGCAGGGCATTTTGCTATCCCCTCGTCATCAATCCGTGGGCAAAGTCAACTGCGTACCTCGCCGGAACCTATATTCTTGACGCGGCTGGACACGCACAGCAGGCAACCGCAACCGTATGGACGGCACTCACCCCATACGCAATAGGATTCGAGATCGTCGATTCCAACGGCAATATCCAG